TACGCGTTAATCCCTGATGATAATTCACCTCAGATAGATGTACAACAATTCTTAGCACCAGCAACACCTACTGAGATTAACATTACTAACGAGGATATACGTGACTTGTATGGGTATACCGTAGCAACAGGAGTAGAAACAAGAGACTCAGCAGGGTTATCACCTTATACAGTAGGCTACAAGATCCCAAACTACTATAACGGTCTATCAGTAGGTTATCTATCAGGAGAACATTTTAGAGGTACTTATACAGGTAGAGTTAAGTATAACTTTAGCTTAGTAGGAGATGTACTTAAACTAGACGACCTATACAACGGTATATTTATAGCTGATGTAACAGGAATCTTACACACTGCTGGCGTATTGAATGAATTGTCTTGGAGTGGAATACCTAATATTAAGCTAGGAGAAGGTGGAAACCCTCAAATGATAGCTAATAAAGACGAAGAATCTGTAGCATTCTATGAAAACGGACTACCCGAAGGCTCAGATTGTCTATACAGAGCGTTAAAACTACAAAAGCTTAATGAAGGTTATCAAGTACAAACAACTGAATCTAGTGGGGAATATGAGACATACAACGTAACAGAAGGACCATATTTCGTTATTAAGGAAGGAGTGACTATAGGATGAGTTATCAATCATTATTAACCGGTGCTTTTTTAGACCAACAATTGACAGACAAATTAGTTACTCCTGAAGGTGGTATTGCTATTAAAATGGTTAATGCAACTGGCGCTGATAGTGTAAAAGGTTCTGTACTAGCTATAGACACAGTGGTTGAACGCGGTGTTAGACTACAAGTAGTCGAATACGATTGTATAGGTATTATGTACTCTGATGGAGTTGCTAATGGCGAGGACATATGGGTTGTAATATCAGGAGTTGCAGAAGTGTTGTTAGAAGACGGTATAGCAGGAACTATTGATTATTGGACTTTCGCAGCTGATGTAGACGGTAGAGCAGATATGTTAGCACAACCACCAGGAGGAACAATCACGGCAATAGACAATCACTTCAAAGAAATAGGCCACTGTATAGAAACTGTAGCAAGTGGTACTGATGTTCTTTGTAAAATAGTAACACACTTTAACTAGGAGGGTAAGATGGCTTATCAATCATTAAATACAGGGTTACAAGTTGATAAAACGAAAGACTTCGCTTATGACCCTACAATTTTTAAATTAAAATCAAACTCTGATACAGCAATGCCACAAGCGATCGGAGCAGGCGATGTAAACACTTATGTTGATGTAGTATTTGTTAATATCGATTTCGATGTAGAGGGAGATTTGAGTTATGATGGTCAAGTTGTAACTTATAACGGTACAGTACCTATGGAAATGACTATGAATTTAAGTTGTTCTGTAGAATCGACACAACCATCTACTATCATTCATATAGGACAGGCACAGGACGGAGTAATCGATCCTGGTTCTGAATCAAGTTGCAAGGTAGAAACAATAACAGCTTTACAATCATTAAATGTTGCAAGTTCTTTTATAATGCAACCTTCAGACACACTTAACTTAATGGTTAAATCTGATAAAGCAGCAACAATAGGTATTTTCCATATACAAGTTGTATTAAAACAAATCAAAGTAGCAGTATAGGAGGTATTATGAACGCAAACGACATCTTATTAAACAAGGCTTTCTGCGCTCCTATAAGTTCAGAAGATGCTAAATGTCATCCTGATTTAGGAGATGGCAGAAAGAGTTATAAAAACAATGATTATTATGTGTTTAACAGAAACGGACAATGGTATTTTGTACCCGAAAGAGATGAAAACGGTAACTGGACACATACTATAACATGGGAAAGATTCTTGTTGTTGCAATCTATATTCAATGACGAATTAAAACCTATTAGCGAATTGCCATCTGAGAGCGAGGTATAATATGGCTACAGTAAGAGTAGAAATATACGACAAAATATTAAGTATGTTAGATCAGTTCACAGAAGATGGTGTACCTGTAGCTGAAGATGATAACATAGACATTGAAAAGAAGGTCATTGTCTTAACCGACATGGCCCAAAAGGAAATGTGGAAAAACAATAAAAACACCAAACAAATTGAGATAGTAAATAAGCCTCCTATTAATAGGTTAGGCTTGCTATCAAACTTTGATATAGTTGACTTTGATGGTACAGTTAAATACTATCCTAATGAAGCTGGAATAGATAACGTACAAGGGTACTCAATACAAGTTGATGGCGATTGTGAGTTGACTTATCAGGAAAATATAGCTGGTGTGTGGACTGATATAGTAACATTAACACCTACGAGTATTACCACTTTAACGACTTATAAGGGCGTTTTACCTATTACGAGTACTAGCAATCCAGTTAGACTAAAAGTAGACGGTACAACCCATTTTAGACACGTTAACAGGGCTTTATGGCAATATTTATACCAAGCTGACAAAGTACCTACTTACGAACCTTGGGTTAAGTACGATTTACCTAGTGATTTTAACTCAGTTGATGCAGTTGTTGAAGAATTTCCACAAAGACAATACAGTCAATCAGCTAACTACAAGATAGAAAACTTTAATGACTTTTACTACAACTTCTATTTTGAGGGTAAAATCAGAGTTACTTACAAACCTATACCGGCAACGATTACAAGTTTAGATGATGAATTACAAATCGACACTACGTTTTCACAAACAATTGTATATGATATTGTATCTAAACTTGGTTTCTATGAGAATCCGGATCTTGTCAACTGGGCTGAAGGAAGAAGAATCGAAAATAAATTAGAAGCAACAAGTGATGAACCAACTAGCGCAGAAATCATAGTAGACTTTTATGGAGGTTAAAGATGGCTAAAGCGACATTTCAAAAACCACCAAAACCAATTGAAATAGATAAATTCTTAGGGCTGAATGAATCTGTAGGTAATACAGAAATTGAAATAGGTGAGTTCAGCCTAATTGAGAATTTCAGAATCACTAAAAACTATAAGTTACAGAAAAGACCAGGACATCATACTTTTATCAACTTTACTACCACAGCTGATGTACAAGGTATTTGGCAAGGTGTAATTGATGGCAAAGAGATCTTATTATCGTGTTGGAATGGCAACGTATATGAATACGACCTATCTATAAGCACGACGACGGTCGATATAGCCGATTTAATTACTGAGGGTACTGTTACTATCATAGGAACGTTAACCGATGCTAGAACGTGTATATTTTGGTTTCAAGACAAGATTTATTTCATGAACGGAGCCGAATACAAAGAGTATGATGGAACTACATTCCAAGACGTAACAGGATATGTGCCTACAATTGCATTAAATGCACCACCAGCAGGTGGAGGAACTTTATTCGAAGAAGTCAACTTGTTGACAGGTAAAAAGATTCAAACTTTTATTGGTGATGGATCAAGTACTTTGTATCAATTAGCTGAAGCGGGATTAGATGCAACTCTATTAATTATCACAGTAGACGGAGTAAGTAAAACTGAAGGTGTAGATTTTACTGTTAACAGAACGTTGGGCCAAGTTACATTTACCGTTGCGCCGGTTAACGAAGCTTTAGTAAGTATTCAGTGGGAAAAAGTTGCAGCTGGTAACGCAGATTTAGTTTTAAATCACAAATACGCTATAGATTTTGGTGTTAACAATGATACTAACTTGTTTATATTTGGTAATCCTAATGAAAAGTATGTATTTAGATTCTCAGGAATTGCAAGAGCGAATTATTTCCCTGCTAATTCATTTGTAGGTGTAGGAAGTACTGAATTTGCTATAACAGACCTTAAACCTAATCAGCAAAATTTGCTTGTATTTAAGGAGAGAGCGACTTTTATAGTTAAACCAGCAGTTAACCCTAACTTTGCAGATAACACAGGTCTGAACCCTTATAACTTCGGATATCAGGACCTTAACGAGCAAGTTGGTAATTTAGCTCCGAAAATGGTACAATTAATTGAGGATAGTCCGGTTAGTTTAGACGGTTTTTCAATGTGGTTATGGGAAATTACACAAGTAGAGTTACAAAGAAGTGCTAAGATCATATCTGATAGAATGAAACTAAGCTTGCAAGTGCTTAATCTAAGAAACGCAATTACATTTAACTATCAGAATCAAAAGGAATACTGGGTAAATGTGGATAACATTGTTTACATTTGGAACTATGGTAACAATACGATGTATAAATATAACAATATCACCGCAACTCAGTTTATAGAATATGAAGATGAAATAATTTACGCATCACAAGGAACAGTAGAACTAATAGATGAAAACTATGTAGCAGATGGCGAAACTTTAGGAACTTCAATCCCATGTATAGGTAAACTTGGATTTACTGACTTAGGAATGCTTAACCTAGAGAAAAACATGAGGGATGAATGGGTTGCAATTGAACCAGCTTCAAGAACTTCTGCAATAATTAAATTTGTAACCGATAGAAAGAACGAGGAACAATCTAAAGAGTTACTAGTAGAATATGTACTAATGGACTTTAATAACATTGATTTCAATGATTTCTCTTTCTTAACAAACGTAAACCCTCAACCTAAGAGACTCAAAGGCAAGATTAAGAAGTTCACATATCTTCAAACGATATTTGAAAACGATACAAACGACGAAACGTTAACGGTATTAAAATTATTATTACCAGTTAAAGCGCATAGATATAGCGGATAGGAGGGAAATAATGGCAAAGAAAACACTAACGCAATCTACTGTAGCAACAAATAACATACAGAGTCAGCCGGACCAAGTTAAAGACCAAGCTGCAGCGTTAAAATTAGCATTCGATCAATACGGTATAGACTCTAAGCAGTATAACAACACAGTGTTATTAGTAGAACTAGCAGATGAATCCGTAAGTAATAGCGGTTCTAATACCATTGGTCATAACTCGGTTACTGTAACTGCAGATAATGTAGGAGATGCACTAGAGGAAAACGCACAAGCAATTGCTGGAGTTGTATTAGGTCAAATACCCGACAACACATTAACAGAAGCTAAGATGGCTGCTGAGATGAAAAAACAAGCAGGCGGAGTATATCCTTATGATGATGGTGATGCAAACGCTGATGCTATTACAGATATAAACGCAAAAGGAACTACAGTAGATGTAACTGCAACAGGAGACATACTGTTAACATATGCAAATAGATTTTTAAATTGCACAAATGCAGGTGCTATCACTTTAACTATCCAACCAAACTCAACCATAGCTTTACCTTTATATACAGAAATAGCTATTAAACTAAAAGGTTCTGGCTCGATTATATTTGCAGAAGGTGCAGGTGTAACAATAGATTCGATAGATGGTGCTTTAACTTTAGCAACTCAATATGCAACCGCCGCTTTACACCAAACTGAATTAAACGTTTGGACATTAAGCGGACTATTAGAGTAGGTGATTGTATGAGTTTATTTATAAAATATGGAGTATATGCGCAAATTGTAAAAGGAAGAGTTTATACACCAGGTACCGTATCCGTTAACAGACAAATTTATGAAATAGATTTAGATACCAGAACTAATATAAATACATTCTTATTGGCTAACACTAATATAATAAGAGATATGGGCGGAATAAAAAAGAGGTTGTATGGAGTAGATGTAACCAGCAATATAATTATAGAATTTAATCCTGATACTATGGCTGTGTTATCATCTGCTGGTACGGAATCTAATAATACAGGATGTGGTGGAACCGAAAGTAGAATGTATAAATGCGATCGTACTGGTGGAAATGAAAAGTTTTATGAAATAAATGTAGATACAAAAGCTGTTATAAATAGTGCCGCCGCTTTTAGTACATTACCTTGGGGTATTGGAGGAATTAAAGACAGGTTGTATTCAGGAGATAGAGCAGCACCTTATTATTTAAGGGAACTTAATAAAGATACTTTTGCACAAATAAATGCTGTTGTAGGTCCTACCAATGACCCTAGAGGGATTGGTGGAACTAAAGATAGATTATATCATTCTTCAGGAGATTTAAATAGATGGGAACTAAATGTTGACACTTTAGTTGCTATAGGTTCGGGCGTGCTAGGTACTGTAAGCGAAGGAATTGGAGGTATCAAATAATGAAATACATTAAGATAAAAGGTTTTGATTTGATAGAAGTACTAGGAAATGGTGCTAGAAAAATGGATACTATAGGTGTCGAATTCTTACCACAACATCAAATGATCGATAAAGATAAAAAAGTTTCGTATGGTACAATAACTGATGAAACTAAATTCGAAATAAAACATAATTCGATAACTATTTTCAATACAATTGATGAATTGAATTTAGACATAGATGCTGAATACGACGAAGTTTTTATTTTGCAAGATGTTCAAATATTAAACACAGACAGGGAACTAAGCGGAAATCCTGCAATTCCAGGTTACGACGCTGATTTACCATTAACAGACCAAGTTAACTTAAAAGCATTATTCGATGCTAATATGGGCGGTATAGTTAAAAATAAAAAAGCGGAATATTTTAAATAGGAGGGTGATATGGC